CTTCGCTGAATGAACGCAAGTTAGTTGTTGTGGCATCTGTACGAGCCGCATCAGGGATAGTAGTGTATGAAGGATCACCACCACCAGTACCTTCGCTAGTATTGGTCTTCAAGAAGGCCAACAGACCTGCAGTCTTACGGGCAGCAGATGTAGAACCAGCAGTGGCGGCTTGGTTAGCCAACATTGTGGAACACATATCACGCTTAATTTCCGCAGATTTTTTAGCCATTTGATAGCTCAATTCTGAGCGACGACCTGCTTTGTCAACAGCTTCCAATGTGCCAGCAATGATTACATCCTTACGGCTAATCTGGGTGTAGTTGCCCAAACGAACTGTGGCTGTAACTGCTGTGAAAGAGGTGATGTCATCGCCCTCGATCTGTGCATTGGTTGTGCTGGCAGCGGCCAGATCATCGGTTTGCCATTCAAAAAATGTATTGGTGACGTTTTCACGACCAACATTAGACATGAATGGAGTCTCTTCTGGAGAGATCTGATAAATGACGTTTGAAAGATCTTCCCGTACACCCTTTGCGTCAAAGCGGGTGTAGGTGTTTGTAATAGCAGCCATTATAGGTCCTTAAATAAATTTCTCGAAAAGGGATGCGGCATCTCTGACGCTTCCAGTTTGTGCAAGACGTTTTTTTGCGTTATTTATATCACTCGACTTAGAACTCACGCTACCCGCTGAACCAGGAGTAACCATCCTCGTAGCCTTTTTAATCTTTGCTTGAAATTCTGGCCGCTTACTCATCATCTGGTCATATTTCCACGCTTTGTGGAGTGCTAATAATGCCCGTGAGTCTGTAATCGTATTCAGTTCCTGCTCTGAAAAGCCTAAATTCTGACCATATTCCATTAAAGCTTTGCCTTCTGCCTTGGCTTTTTCAGGAGAACTCCATTCTGGAATTTTCTCTTTCAACCGAGACACCTCGGTAGCCATGACTTGTTGCATAGTCTTTTGTAGTTCAGCTTGACGCATTTGGTTAAGACGCTCTTGCTCTGCTTGTACCGCATATACTTGTTGTTGCCTACGCTGATGTGATGTCCATTGACGGGCATATTCAGTTGGGTCTTCAACTTCTAAACGATTCCAATCAGGCTCTTGCGGCTGAAGCTCCTGCAGTTTTTGCTGTAATTGTCCTAATATCTGAGAGTATTGTTCACGCTCTCCACGTACTTGCTGAAACTCAGACTCGACTAATTTGCGCTCTTCTGCTAGTTTCTGCGTTTTCCGTGTGTAGTCAGCTTCACGTTGATAACCTCGGATAAGTTCATCCTTTGGGACTTCGATTTCTTTGCCATCAACTTTGACAACAAACTTCTCATCCCTCGGAGCTTCTTCTTCGGACTCTTCGTATTCGCCTTCTACTTCCTCAGAAGATTCCACTACTTCATCTTGCGTATCCGTAGCTTCCACTTCCTCAGACTCAGATTCGGATTGCTCCTCCTCTGGTTGCGCCTCTGCACCAGTGTCAACGCTCTCTTGAGCGTCTAGCATAGTAGCAAAACTTTGCGCTGCTTGATTAACTGTAATCGAACCGACTGCGTTTGCGTTATCGGACATATTCACCTCTTAGTTTAACAATCATTTGTTAGGCGGTCTTCCACGCCTACGCACAAGGGCAACTTCTGCCATCTTGCCTGTATCCATAACAGAGCGTAACTTTGCTCTCAGAATATCAACTGTTGTCAGAAGCAAGTAAGCTTGCTCTCTAACTGGTCCTTCCATTAATTTAGAAGAACGAATCTCACGATAACAATCGTCTTCAATTCTTTTGAGCATTTCATTGAGGAGTTCATCCTCAAGTAGAAGTTTTGCTCTGTCTCCTCTTGCGAGGTTAATTTCTAGATCATCCATTTACATCATCGGTTGGGGCTGTTGAGGCACTTGACTCATTGCAGCTTGTTGTCGGATTAATTCTCGGTCTTTATCCATTGCGGCATTTATTTCCGCACTTTGAATTTGTACACCATATTTCAATTCTAGCTCATATCTACGCAAAATACCATCTTGTTCAATACGATCTCGCTCACGATCATCCATTAATATCATTTTTTCACGATCTAATTGCAATTCAGCGGCTTTCTTTTGAATATCAGCCTGAATAGATTGTGCCTGTACTTGAGCCAACATCTCCTCTGGAGTTAACTTTGGAGCCTCTGGAGGTGGCAATTGGAAGTCAACAGGCAATTGGTTAAAGTAATTCTGAGAATCCTTAATACCTGCCAACTGAAGCATTTTGGTTAATGTGTTTGTGTATTGTGGCAAAGTAACAATAGGATTATTAGGTCCTGTTTCTTTAATCAGCATTTCCTGACGCATAGCCACTTGATTCAGGATATTGATTCTGTCTTCAATAGTGCCATCTCCTACGCCCACATTAACTATCACATCCATCTTGGCATCCCAAGAACGGGGGTCAATAGGTACGAATGTATTACGCAAACGAACCATACGGGCTTTATCTTGGTTCTCAATAACAAGTTTCAAGATGCCAGTAAACAGCTTACGCAAGCCAGTTTCAGCAAAGATACGGGCAATCATCTCAATATGCTGATGGGCGGCATTAACAGTCGCTGATACTGCGGCTTTGGTAGTGCTTTGCAATGCGTCTGCATCTAACCCTGCTGCGGCCTTAGAAATGCCTGTACGGGTCTGTTTAATGTCATCCAAGTAGTCAAGCATTGGGAATGCGGCCTGACCAACAAATGGAGTGGTAAACGGCTGAACCATGCCTGGTGCTCTCATGCGAATAACAGCACCAACTTCAGTATTCAACACATCTTCCATGTTGGCCTGTCCTTCAACAATCGCTGTGCGAGGATGAATAGACTGAGCCAAAGAATCAAGGATGCCACGTTGGACATTGGACTTGATACGCTGAATATCCATTACCACATCAGCAGGGCACATACCAAAAAAGGTATGGGGTTCTGGATCTGGGCAGAAGTCTGCAAATTGTCGGTCATCAACAATCTCATTGCGAATAACTTTGTTGCCAGTTCCTACTGTGCAAATCCTACGCATCTCAGCAATGCCATCGCCATCAAAGTCTACCTTTAAGTAGCCTTCAATGTATAGAACACTCTTGCTAGATGGATCACCATTGTTTGCAGTACTGATAACAGCAAACGGGTTACGGGCGGTGTACTCTTGGTTGTTGTCAAAGTCATTCCCATTACCTGCAACCTCAACCATCTCATCATAGTCATAACCCATTGCTACTAAATCGGAAACAGTCTTCATTGTCCTGTGGCCTACAAAAGTAGCCTCATCAATGGACTTTGCTCTGCGGTCAATCAGGAACTCTTCTGGGGGAAGAGCCTCAATCTTTACCTTGCCTGACTTAATTCTGCGCTTGATCTCCACATCGTACATCATGGGAGGTGGAGTCATAATGCCTTGGGCATCATTCATTGGTTGAGTGCCAGGTACTGGATACTCACGAACCGCAGAAATCTCAATGTCTGGGTCTTGAGTTAAGAACATCATTGTCTGTTCATCAAGCATAGAGAACGACTCTGCTTTGACTTCTACAGACTCATCCCACCAGTACTTAATAATTCCACATTTGCGAACCAAAGCATCTTTAAATGCCGAGTGGAGAATCTTAAAACCTTGGTTATCACGCTTGAAAATGAAGTCTACATAGTCTGTAGCTTGTTCAGCATTCTGAACATCTTCAGGACCCTGTGGGGCAAACTCAACCACACGCTCTGGGCCAAAGAAAATACGCATCAGGCTAGGCAATATGCCTTGCACAGTATCACGCACATCCATTGATACTACTTGTGAACGGCCTTCTTCCTCATCACCAAAGGCTTGCCCATAGTAATACTCAGTAGCCAATGCACGATTGCCACCAATGTCGTCATCTATGAACGAAATGGCATCCGTAATTTCAGCAGAAATAACACCTTGAAGTTCGTCTTCTGACATAACCTCATCACCCTGCATCTCACCTTGCATAGTTTCAGCCATCAACATTGGGTTATCTTGTTTCATTTTTATTCCTTATCGTGCGCCAATGTAGGGGAGAAGTCCCTGTGATGCGCCACCATAACTCTGAAGAAGTGATGGGATACCACCTACATAGTTGTTAGCCATACCGCCACCCATACGCATTTGAGGAGCAGACATCATTTGCTCATCTTCTTTAGTTTTTGGGTTAAAAGCATACTTATAAGCACTTGACAACATATCACTCGCAGTTGAATTTGGGTTGGTGAATGTGTTGTAAGCCTCCATAGTTGGAGCCATTTGTTGACCTAACTGATTTTGTGCAAAACCACCAAGAGTATCTCCAAAAGACATTGGAGCCGCACCACCACTCATAACTGCTTCTGAACCACCAACTGCCGCTGGCGCTAAAGACTCAAGAAAAGATGCTAATAAGGCTTCCATTTAATCTTCCTCATCTTCCATGTTGTATTCTGTCTTAGCCATCATCAACAT